CTGTAATAGTTCCACTGGCGGTAATAGCACGACTAATTGCTAATGGATTTCCAGCTGCAGCACTAATAGAAAAATCAGCATTAGTTCCAGATGGGTCTCCAACTTGTAATACGACTGTACCAGGCGCACTACCATATCCAATTTGTGCACTTCCTGCTTGAAGTTCACCAGCTTGACAGTCAACATTTCCAGCAGTTATAGTAATACCCCCAGTCGTTGCAGTAAAACCAGTTCCAGCGGTAATAGTAGAGGGAACTGATATATCAGATGACCATAACATATCTGTACCAGCATCTGCTTTTACCAAAACTTGCCCTGGGGTTCCAATACTATCCGCATTATCAACAATGTCCGTAGCTTGAATTGCACCAGAAAGTAATAAAACTCCACTATCAACACTTGATAATGTGATATTTCCAACACCAGTTCCGATAAGAAGACTTGACACAGATAAGTCGGCCGTTCCATTTTCTAATTCTGGTAGAAATGTGGTATTACCACTTGGTAAAATTGATTTTGCAGCCATCTTTGAAAAATATTAAATTTGTTTGAACAAAATGAAAAATTAATAATTATGTTTTATTATATAATACATATTATTCTTTTTCATAAAAAAAATAATTTAATTAAATTATTTATACATAATTCTTTTTCGTGTTTTTAATATTCCTTGACCTATCATTTGCGACTGGTCAATTCTATCTAATATGTCAATTTTATGTTCAGTTAATGGGTTTGCACTTTCTGCCGGTATTAATACATCGTGGCCTCGTTTTGTGCCGTGTAATCCGACACTTACAACATCACCAGATGATCTAATATTATACTCGTTTTTTAATGGCTTTTCTCCTTTATATGCTGGATTTAATGTAATTATTTCTTTGCTATTTTGCCCTAAATCCCTTCCGAGCTTTGCACCCTGTGAATGACCGAGGGTTGACACATTTTGAGCCCCATATTTATTTTCAGTTGCGGTTTGTAATTTTTTTCCCTGTTTATACCTATCAGTATATTTATATAATCCCATTGCATAAGCGGCGTTGTTTCCCCAGTCCTTGACACTTTCTAAATAAGTGTCTCCGCTCGTTCCTTTATGTGTTAATACGGCGTGGTTTTTATCTGGATCATAATAAACAGAACCATATTTATTTGTTAATTCTGAGTCTAAATTATAAGTATCAATTTGTTTAGGTGCTTTTTTACCAGCATACGAAGATTTAAAAAATTTAGATAAATTGCCTACAGATATTTTACCGCCGCGAGTGGCTTTTTTTTTTAATCCTCTACCGCTCGTGCCTTCTATTGCTGATGGTAATATTAAACTTGCTTGTGATGTTATTGATTCGGCCTTTTTAGCGGCGGCCTTTGCCTTTCTTGCCTCTGGGCCTTTTTTTCTACCGACTGCAGAGCCTGGGGCTTTACCTCTACTATATTTTGCCCCTGGTGCCGATTGTACTGATGACACACTTCTACTTTCCCAGTCTTGTATTCTCCTTGGAATACTTCTTTGTGTATATGGTACATCTTCGGCCTCCGAACTTTGAAATATAAATTGTTCATATCCTTCTTCTTGAGGTAAAAATGCTTTTTTTGGCCTTCCCATTATTTCAAAATTAGCATCATTCCGTTCATATTCATCTCTTAATGCTTCATTATCATAATCGTGTTCTGGTGGTTCATAAGATGGAACTGCCTCGCCTATTTCTTCTGGTTGCATTCTATAATAATTTATTTCTTGCCTTCCAGATGCAAATTTATTATATAATTTTGCTGTGCTTGGATTAACCCCAGGCAATACCTCTATAATTTCACTACCATATGCAAATCTTGGTCTAATTTGTTCATATCCACTAACCTGACTTCCAGCAAATGGCATAAAAAAACTTCCAGCATCTACATCTTTTGGAGCAATTCTTGATGGTGTTAATTCTGATAATGGCCTTCTTCTCGATGGTCTAACATATGGAACCGATTCAGATGCTTCGTATCCCTCATATTCACCGATTTCGCCTAATAATTCCGCAATATCTTTTTCAGTTAATGGCCTTTCAGTTGTATCTTTTATGATCTTCTTTTGATTTTGTAAAACTTTATAAAAATCTTCGGCATCTAATACATCTTTAGGCTGTGGTCTTGTCTGTTTATACAAATCTTTATACAATAATTGTTCATATTCTTTTTTATAGTCTACTTTTTTCTGTGTATCTGTTATTGGTGGCTTGACTACCTTTTTTCCTAATTGTTTAGTTAACTGTTTTGCTGGTATATATGTTTTTTGAACAAATCCACCAGATTTTTTAGCATTATCAAAATTTAGAATTAAATCACTTAGTGTTTTTTTCGGCATATTTTTGGTCAGCTTTTTGAAGTCTGAAAAAACCGCAGGTTTTGTAAGACGGTAAAAAGTGTTTTTTAAAAAAAAATAATTTATTATATTATTACAAAGATAATTATTTATGATTTATTAAATTAATATGGTATGTTATTAGCCTTTACATAATGAGATGCTTGAGGTAAGCTCATACCGTGCTGCATCATTACCTGACGAACAATTGCACCCCTTGCTTGATTTTTAGCACGGCCTACCGTTTCTCGTCTTGGTTTCTTTACTCCTCCTAAAAGCACACCGCCTAACATAGCACCAGGCATTGCTCCAGACATTGGCCTCATCATACCGAAACCGCCCAGACCGCCCATAAGTTTTTTAGCCATTGGTGCTCTTTTTGCTTGTGCCGCAATCGTTGCTGCATGCATTATTCGAGGATGCGAGGCCATAAAATTACTCAATAGAGGATGTTGCTTTCTTTTTGGAGGCATTTTGATTTTGATTTAATTTAATGTGTGAAAGATAAAAAAATTAATTGTTTTATTATATTATTATGTATATTTTTTTTATTAAAATAAATATTAATTACTTTTTCAAAGAAAAAGTATATCAAAAAGAAGCGATGCCTATGCAATGGCATTTACATATAATTTTTTAATAATCCTCGAACTTTTCCCCTATTCATTTTTCCTGCTCCGAATGTCTCAATTGCACCGACGGCCTTTTGACTTAGTGCCTTTCCGACTGGATCTAAATATGGTTTCATTGCATTCATAAAACTTGACCAACTTCCACCAGAATAACCATTTGCGGCCATTGCATTTCTTACAGAATCATCCGTTGAAGAACTCAAAGCAGGAGCGCTATCATACATTTGTTTAGTAATACCAGCGCCGACTTCCAAATTAACAACACCCCCAAATTCAATAGTGCAAATGCCAGGAGTAAAAGCGGCAACATATAATTGACACGAATCACCAGGGTATGCCGTTGACCAATTAACAGGAGAATTATTTGTAATAGTAAGATTGATTTGAAAATTAACTTGCGATGCCATACCGACGCAACTACTCTTTGGGAGTGATAGATCACTACTTACATCGAGTATAAGGGCACCGCCTCCGTATTGATAATTTGAAGCAGAACCAGATGAAACTATAGGAAGGCCAGACCATTGAGGATAAGAAGTATTTGAGCCGTTTTTCTTGCATAGGTTATATAGTTGAATTGGTTGAGCATTAGTTCCGATAAGATTTGACCTTTGAGCAAAATTAACAGAAACTCCAGAAATACTAAAATTAAAATCAGGATAAGATTTTGTCTGGTCATTTAGTGCGGATGGTGGAGGCATTGCCCATATTGCAAAATGTGATGGAATATATGAAAATTGTAAAACATTACTACTTGTAGGAGAAGTTGAGCCATTTCCAGCAATTGTAAAACCGCTTGATTGAATTTGGGTATTAGTGTAGTTGTAAGAAGTTGGACGAACAGAATTTAATAAACTATCTTCAAATGGTGAAATAATATCAAAGAATAGCTGTTGCGATGTAAAATTACCGACAACTGATGTAATAGTAGAATCACTTGCAGGAGCCCACGAAAGCATACGCGCCAGATTGTTAAAAGATAAACTAACAACAACATTTGACAAATTGAATAGGGATTTCTTAGGATTTTTAACACCAGTATAAGTAAAAGGAGAAACCATAATAGGCTCAATAATTTGAGCGGATACAGTCATAGATGTCGCACTATTTACAGTAATTGCGGTAATTTGTCCAGTTCTTGAAGAGTTGACATATTGAGAATTTGGAGATGATATAATACTATCAAATGGTGAATTTGATGCACCTATTGCTGTTGAATAACTTGAATACAAATCAGGGGCGGATGGAAAAGATGAGAAATCAGCATTTGCGACAGATGAATCAACATTCCATTGTGTAAATAGTGGTTGATATAATGAAGTATTCATACTTACACCATTTGTTCCTAAATTTACATTGCAGGATGTAATGCAGGAATTTAGTGGAAATGCTCTTAAGGAAATTGCATTATAATTTTCATATTCAGTTAGATTAGTTCCAGTAATTTGAAATGTAATATTAAAGGCCATAAAAATTTCACGACTCAAACCTTGACCAGGTGGGACTGAGATATTAAATGTAGGATTAACAGAGGCGGAACCACTGACTTGCAAATTATTGAATTGCACCGATGGGACAGATTCAGAAAGAACCAAAACAGGATCTTCGTGAATATTAATTCTCTGGTCAATTGCTTTTGCGATACGGATAGTCTCGGACATCTTTTTGCTAAATTTATTAGAAATTCAAAGAAAATTTAAAAAAGAATTATGTATTATATTTATAGCAGAATATAAATTCAAAAAAAAAATAATTATTTGAATTATTTACTGGAGAATTTCAACCTCAAAAAATGGCAGTCGCCTTAATAGTTTTGTAGCCCTATATTCGGCTTGATATTGTTTATATTTTTGAGGATCATTATAACTTATAACTTTTTCTTTAGGTTCTTTATTTGCTTTTTTTTCCGCATATAATTTTTTCTGATATTGTTTATTATATTCATTTACTTTCTCCCTATTTCTCTTAATCCACGCTTTAGTTGCATTACTCCGTTGAGCCATAACCTTTTTATATTTTTCTGCGATTAATTCTAATTCATCTGACATTTTTTGATATCAAAAATAATTTTTTAAAATTATTATATATATATATTTATAATTTTTTATTTAATTGAAAAAAAAATAAATATTTCTTTTTTTTATCTAATTGCCTTCCACCATTTTTTTATACCTTTATCCCATTGATAGCCTTCATTTTTTGCCGTATCTTTATCAGCAAATGAAAAATATTTAGTTGTGTATTTACCTTCTAAAAATAATTTTTCATCTTCAATTTTTTGCATTTTTTTTTGTTCTCTTTTTTCAACAAATGCGGCAACATCATCGATAATATAATCTTTGTATTGTTTTACAAAATTAGGCTTAAAAATTCTACGAACTCGCCATAATTCATTTTCATCATCCCATTTTGCACCACCTGCTTTTATTTCATCTTTCATACTATAAGAAAAATCAAAATATACATATGGCGATGTTTCTTTTTTCTCACATTTAAAACAAATATTATATTTTATTCTTTTATGAACTTCATTACATTTTTCACAAAATCTCGTAAATCCATTAGGTAAAAACTTTTCTATACAGCACGATCCTACAATTAAAATTTCATCAGGTAAAGAATCAATAGAAGGCCTAATATAACAATTATATAATATTTTAGTATTACAAATACATAATTCATTATATTCTGGAAATGGTGTATCTGGATAACATAATTTATAATAATTATAATGTTGATTATGATTACCACCGCAATAAATATAATTTTTGATATCTTCAAAATCCATATTATATTTTTCACTTAGGCCATTCAAAAATTTTGTGGATAAATCCATTTTGAAAAAATATATTTTATTATTTGATATATATTTATAACTTTATATTTTTAATTAAAAAAAATAAATAATTTTTGGTCAGCTTTTTTCTAAAAAGTGAATTGACAAAAAAAAATAATTATAAAATATCGCATTGTTATTAGAATATTGACCACATCATATATTCGCCATTATATTATAAAATATTATTCTTCTAAATCAAAATATTTTACTAATTTATTATAGTCAAATAATGTTAAATTTCCTTGTTTTTCTTTTTTTGTTGATATTCCATCAATCCTCAAATTCTTAATCGCAATTATTAATTTTAATGCCGTTGTTTCGTATTGAATTCTTTGATTTTCCTTCCACGCATTAAATTCATTAAAAATTTCATAAGATGATAGCTTTCTTGGTTCATTTCTTGGTGCTGTAATAGTTTGTTGAATATAATGTTTCAACCACATTTCAGGCTTTGAAATTGATAACTGTTTTAAATCCTGTTGATGCTCTGTATTAGGTTCTTCCATTCTATGGAATTTATCTAAATCTGGCAATGATTTAAAATATTCATAAAATGTTTTAATACAATTATCATCTGGTAAAATTTCATCATTCCATTTTGTAAAATAATCAAAATTTCCGATTAGTTCATCCGATGATCTAATAATAATATTTCTTCTATCATCTTGCTCAATTCTTAAGGGGTCAAAATTATTAGTTGTAATCATAAAATGATGAAATGAAATTATGTCAAATTGTGCTTTGCCTTTTTCATTAATTGTTAATCTCTCATCTGTTTGCAATGCTTTTAATCTACTTTCCGCATCCATAACATCCTTTTTACTTAACTCATTTAAATTTACAAAATAACAATTAGACATCATTGAATTAAAATTACCCCATACATCGCGGCTCGGTGTTGATGTTTCAAAATATTTAGAACTTCCTAACATTCTACTAATAACTTTCAGTAATGTCCCTTTTCCTGCACCCTGTTTAGAAATAAGTGTAGGAGTTTTAGTTTTTATGGCTGGGTATTGTATCATTTGTCCTATCCAATTTGTAAGCCATTTTGCAGTTAGTTCATCATTATCACATAAAATTAATATATGTTTTAATAATAATTGCAATTCTTCTTCTTTATGTTCATATTCTTTTACTTCTTCCATCGCAAATGGTCGCCATAAATTAAATTTATTTGATGGACAAACTAAAGGAGGTGGATAAATTTCTACTTCATCATATTTTCTAATAAGTGGATTATCATTAATCCATTTTAAAATAAATTTATTAGGTAAATGTCTATAAGATGCAATTAATTGAGATTCTGTCATAAAAATATATTTTTTATCTTCTGTGATTTTGCAATACATACCAGAATTAATAATTTTGAAATGTGTTAATTCAAACTCAGTAAATGGGTATTTTTCTTCTTCGGCAATTAATTCTTTAGGTTCAACCGCGTATGATAATTCTTTAATTATTAATTGCATTTCAAAATTAGTTTGAATTGTAATTTCTTCTTCAATAGGTTTTAAATCTATATTAGAAAATTCTTCAATAAGAATTGCTAATCCATCAAATGATAATATTACATTTTTCGGCCTTCCTAATTTATTATAAATAATTCCTAAAATATGATCTTCAATACTTTGCAATAATAAACTAACAACTGAACCTTTAGGGTTTTTCTTTTTGAGTTTTTTGCATAATTCAAATTCTTTAGGATTTTCTACAATAATAGTATTACCAATAATTTTTAATTCATTTGTTAGTGCAGTTATATAATCACTTTCTTCTAATGTTGCATCTAATTCTTCATCCTTCTTCCACGTATTAAAATTTCCATAAAATAATAAGATAATAAATAATTTTTTAGCTTGGTCTCTATCAACATTGTATAAATCTTTGACCGCTTGTAATAATTCATCTCTATTATTAATATATTTATCTAATTCTGGACATTGCATATTATTAGATTTACATAATTGCTGTAATATAGTTGCGTGGCAATTTACCATATCAATATCTTGATATCCTGCTTGTTTCATTAAAGTATGTCTAATTGCTTTTCGCATACAACCTAATGACATACTTTTTGTTGCAAAGTTTCTACCAAAATTATAATCAACTTGCTTATAAGCAACCTTAACACGATTTCTTAAAATCTTTTTATCATAATTTTTTAAAGTTGTCATTTCTTGCTGATCTCTAATTAAATCACTATCAATAATTGCAGTTAATAAATCTTTGCTGACATTTTCTATTGTGTCTAGTCCTGATAATGTGCTTTGATAATTTGAAATTTTTAGGCTCAACTTTTTTGACATTTTTAAAAAATACTTTTTAAAGAAATTAAAAAATTTTGAAAATTATTATTTGATATATATATATAAAATTATATTCTTAATTGAAAAAATTAATTAATTAATGTTTGATATATTATAACATTTATAAAAATTTTGAATAATACTTTTATAAAATACTTTATAAAATATTTTATAAACCTTCCACCTTTTTTATAACCTTCCACCAAACCCTCCACCTTTTCTATAATGGCTTAAAATCGCTTAATAAAGGTTTATAGTATGTCTATATATTATTACTATTATTATTATTCTTATTATTAAGTTATTATTAAGATTAAAGAGAGTATAAGAATAATAGATAAACATAATATACCATCTTATTAAGCGATTTTAAGCAATTATAAGAAAAGGTGGAGGGTGGAGGGTTGTGGAGGGTTTTTCAAAAATTTTTATAGAGAAAAAATAAAAATAAAAAAAGATATGAAAAAAAATATATATTTTATAGTGAATAAAAAAAAAATACATCCAAAGGCCTCCACCCTCCACCAGTTTTAATATACTTGCTTTAAATGGTGTAATATTAACATAGACGAAAAAAAAAGGTGGATGGAGGGTTTAAAAAATATGGAGGCTTTAAAAAATTATAGGATACCACCCTAAAATTAATTTTATTCCTTTTTTTTTGTCAATTTCTTTTGTCGTATAATGTGTATATTTATTAGGATTAGTTTGCCTGAATCTGTAATATTGTTCTTTTTCATCTATTTTATTATATTTAAATCCGTGTTCATATAACCAATCAACACATTGCCGCGGATTCATTTTATTCTTTTTAAAGATCACACTTTGAACTTCTGATACTTCCATTAAGCTTTTACCAAAAAAAAATATTACTTATATTTATGTAATTATATTAATTTTAAAAGTATTTAAACTGGATTAAATCCTATTTCTTGAGTGCCTGTAGGGGTAATAATACCGAATTTACTAATAGCAAATTCTACAGTATTAATAACACTCGCCGAATTAGTAGAAATCGCAAAGAATAGGATTTCTTCAGTAGGTAAAAATGGGCCGACATTTGAACCTCCGACTGGTGAAAGTTCCATATTATTTAATGTTTGTCCATAATGTGTAGGGGTAGGACAACTACCGCTTAAATCTGAAAACATACAGTAGCGAGTATTAGCAATAGGTTGAACTGATTGATTGAAAATATAAACTCGTTTAGAATGATAAAAAGTTAAATCCCCAGGTTGAGGCTTAGTATAAATTACGATAAAAGGCGAATTATCATTACTAATAGTTAGTCCGTTGAATATATACATATACAAACCTAATACATCAGCTACGGTCATACCATTATCAGGACCCATATACCAGTTAATTTTATTATTTGAAGCAAAACTATTTCGGAAGTACCATGCAGGACTGAAGGCATAAGTATTTACCATAGTAGTAGTAGGGGCTAAGGCTGGTCTTCCATCTGCAAATATTGCTAATGAAAAATTTTGTAAAATTAAATTAGTTTGCTTAATTTGCAATTCTGATATTAGACTCTCTACAGGTTGTAAAACTGGCACACCATTAAATGTCAAATTAGATGTTGATAATATTGATATATTTGCTCCATCATTTAAAGTTAATGTCCCAGCAGTTGCATTTAATTTTGCCGTCTCAATAGTTCCGTTATTATAATACAATGATGATAAATCACTTTTTGAATAGATATTTTCACCCTGATTACTCATTTGTATTGTTGGATTATTATCTGGAACCTGTAAAGATAAAATTGAATTAAGTCCTTTACCTAGAAAACATTTGCTATAATTATTTTCATATGTTGGAGGTAGTAAATTTGATTGATAATTACCAGTTGAATCCTGAACATTAATAGAATTTCCACCATAAACATTTACCTCATAACCAGAAGTCGTATTAATAGATTCAAAACTTCCATCTCGCATAGATATTAAACTAGTCCCATTAAATGCTAATGCTTCTGATGATAAAAGTGCAGTATTGCCATTTGCTTGAACGGTAATTTGGTCTTTTTCTATGGTAGCACTTCTACCTAATAAATTATCAACTACAATTGAGTTTAATGTTGTTATATATCCAGATTTTCCACCATCGGCATAAGTTAAAATATTATTATCATATACATCAGAGCCATTAACTAATAAAAAATGACTTCCATATGGTGCTAATGATGTTAAAATTGGTAATGTTGAACCAGCCGCACCAGTTGCCCCAGTATCTCCCTTTTCGCCAGTAGCCCCTGTGGCTCCACTTGCTCCAGTTGCACCAGCCTCTCCCATATCTCCCTTCGAACCTGTAGCCCCCTGTGATCCATTACTCCCAGTTGCACCTCTTGCTCCAGTTGCTCCAGTAGATGCGGCGGCACCATCTGCACCTCTTGCACCAGTTGCACCTCTCGCGCCAGTCGCCCCCTGCAATCCATTTGCTCCTCTTGCGCCAGTTGCCCCCTGTAATCCATTACTTCCAGTTGCACCTCTTGCACCAGTTGCACCAGTTGCCCCAGTATTAGTGGCATCTCCCCTTATTCCCTGAGGGCCTCTGACGCCCTGTAATCCCCTCTCACCTGCTATTCCTTGTGGGCCTTGCAATCCCCTTTCACCCCTCGGCCCAGCTGGTCCAGTAGGCCCAGTTGACATATTTTTTAAAACTCGTTAAAAAGGATACAGAATAATTAAGTAATTTATTTTATTATATAAATATTATTATTCTTTTTTACAAAAAAAATAATAGTTAAATACTTTTTAAAAAAAACACTTTTTAGAAAAAAGCTGACCAAAAAATATCAAAAAATATTTTGTGTTGTCAATAAATGGACTTTTTCGTCTGGTGTTAAATCTCCTTTAGTTATCATATCATTATATTCATCAGTGTCCATTTCTAAGAAGCAACTACGGATGCAGCAATGTTTTCCGCAGGTAGAAATTTTATCACTTGATGACTGATGTGGATATTCATTAAAATATATTCTAAATCCACTATCATATAATTCTTTTAATAAATATGGTTCATCTTGTTCAACCGCTTTTAATACATCGGTTGATACATATTTTTTATATTCGTGGCTATCTACTTCATTACCATAACTATCATAAAAATATAATCCCTTTTCCTTTCCCTCAGTTTTTAACCATATTAAAACCCAATGGCCATAGTTCATAGATTGTCGTATTAAAAAGATACAGGCCATACTCGGATTTGATAATAATACATTTAATACGCCATTATCGACTAATTCGCTATATGTCATTATAGGAATTTCATTATTAGTTAATTCTCTCATTTCTGTATCCGTTAATGATTTGTCCATTTCTTTTTCTATCTTCTATTTTTTTTATTTCGTCTCTGAGTTTATTTAGTTTATTATTATCTTCTATGGCAAAGTAAATATTTCCTAAAATTAACCCAGTGAAAAAGCCAAATATTTTTTTATGTTTCATTATATTTATATATATATAACAAATTTTAAAAAAAATGAAAATTATTTCTATTTCAGAATCACCAAAAAAAAATAAGCGTTTTAGAGTATATTTAGATGATAATACTCATTATGATTTCGGATTAAAAAATCCAAAATATGGCACATATATTGACCATCACGATAAGAAAAAAAGAATGAATTATATTTCTCGCCATCTTGCAAATTATAATGAAAAAAAATTAATAGATTCTATTACTCCCAGTCCTGCTCTTTTTTCTATGATGCTTTTATGGGGAAAGTATGAAAATATTGATGACAATATTAAATATTTAAATGAGTTTTTACCTGAGGCCTAACATCTCTTCGGCTTCCATAGTTGCCCTTTTCTTATCTATTATTGACCTCTTTTTTAACGCACTCGCTACATCATCGTGATCATAAATTGCGGCGCGGTGTTGTCCTAATATCATTTCTGGACAATTTTTTTTAATAACAACGGAACGACCCCAATCACTATTTTTTAAATAATCTCTCATTTCTTTGCTCATATTTATATGTTTATCTAAACAGTACTGAATATTGCGCCCATTACCCAACCGTGGGAAATAAATGAATGTATTTAACTCATTTAATATATGCCTTGTTGATTTACCAGATGCCGCTAAATGCGATACCATTAATGTATTTATACCGTGTTTTCTCCCTTGTGTTAAAACTCTTTCTACTAAATTTTCTAATGCTAATGCTCTTTTTTTGTTTGCTTTACAGCCCTCAATATCATCAAAGCAAACTATGCTGCGGCCATTTTCATTAATAAAGTCTTCTAATTGTGGCGGTGCTTCATCCCACGTATCATCTACTACAATACGTGTATGTGGTGTGTCAGCAAATGCTGGATCATCAATATCATCTGCACTAATAATAAATTTATTAGTTTCATCACCTCCAAAAATTTCATCAAATGCCTTAAAATATGATGCCGCTATCGTGCTTTTCCCTACACCCTGCGGCCCAGTAAGCATAACAACATCAATCATAGAATCTCGCGTTTCTGGGCATAATTTAAATTCTAAATGCTTAGGCAATTCAATTAATTCTTCACCATCTTCAGAATCTTCTAAAATCTTTAAAATTCCTACTACTTTACCGCCCTCAACTTCTTGAACGAGTGCCACAGGTCGGCCATTTAGTTTCTTCTTACCTTTTTGAGACTTTAAAGTATCTAAGGCTAACATCTCGCAATATTTTTAATTCTGAAAATTTACTCGCAAATAATTTATTGTTATATTAAAAAAAATATATTATTTATTTATTTTAATAATTCATATATTAATTTTTCTGGTATTCTATATCTTTTTTTTAGACTACTAATATATGTATATGCAGTTTTACAGTCCTTATATTTTTCCTTTTGCTCTTTTGTTTTTACATCTATTTTTTTACCATTATCATCTATTATAGTTTTACGACATCCAAAATTTGCACGATGTCTACCATTTACCATATTAATACAGCTATTATTGCATTTTTTAGGCTCAAAATTTAATTTATTTGTCCATATTCTTGTAGGCTTTTGATATCCCCAATCTGAATACATACAATAATCTACATCATAAAATGGACTATTTATATATTCTTTCATTCTTCCTGTTTTAGGATTTTCAATAAAATATAATTCAGGTTTAAAGTATTTAATTATCTCTTCGGCTTTTCTCAGAATAGGTAATCCCTTTTCATCTATGTCTTTTTGTAATAATTCAGATGTGCATATTTGCCCATTATGTGATTTTAATTTTCTACCTATCCACGATGTCCTCATTGATGAAAAGGTATAGCAGGGGGGAGATGCCCAAATAATATCAAAATATCCAGTTTCATACGTGGTATAATCCCAATCTAATATATTACAATTAATATCTGCACCCTTTAAATCTAATGATATTACATCATACCCTAATTGTTTACAGACTCTACCAACTGAACCAGTCCCACTAAATAATTCTAAAACTCTTTTCGTCATTTATTTTAATAATTATTTTTATATTGTATTATATATAATCAAAATATAATTATTTTTATTCAAAAAAAATGGCAACAACTTCAGGAGTTCCACCAACTGTTTTTGATTTAGAAATTAATTTGAGTAGTTTAAATACATCAACGGCTAATTCACTATCTACATTTGTAAATAG